TCCCGGGGAAACGTCCGCGGAAACGTCCGCGGAAACGTCCGCGGAAACGTCCGCGGAAACGTCCGGGGAAACGTCCGCGGAAACGTCCGCGCCAGACGCGCCGGTCGGCATCCTGTCGATGGTGCGGCGCCGCGCTTGCTGGCTGGCGCGCTGGGCGCCGTTTTTCGGAATGTACGCTCGCGAGCGGGGCCTGAACCGCTCGCCGCTCAGTCGGCGCGAGCGGGCCCACGAGCGCGCAAGGCAGGGCGGCGCGGAAGGACACCCCGCGCCCGCCTGACCAGCACCAGGTATGGACTGCCGGCCCTGCGGTTGCGGGGCTTGACGGATTCGATGGCCGCCATTTATCGGCGCCGCACACCATCGAGCGCCGCATTTCCCGCGCCTGACGACCGCGAACTGGCGCGCTAATCGCAACAAACTGCCTAGATCGTTACAGAACACCCGCGGTTTCGGGCGAAAATCCGCGCCTGCACCGTATCGTTCCGGCTATCTACCACAAAGTAACCAGAGTACCTTACACAAGCGACGCCGTGAAGCCCTTTGCCAGTCAAACTTCAAACCTCGGTCAAGAAGAAAGTAAGACAGAAGAAGAGCGGAATGCGCCCCGCGCATCAGTTGCGGCGTGACGAAGGGTGGGCTGCGCCCCCCCTACGCTCCGCTCCGCTCCGCTGACCCCCCGCCGTCAAGCAAGCAAGACGCTCGGGAAGGGGAGCGCAGGGTCGGCCGTCGTCCCCTGGGGCCGCTGCGGGGCGGCGGCCGGCACGCGGCTTGGCGGCGGGTGCGTCGCATGCGATGATCGTGCTGCGGCGTCGATATCGACGGGCGAGGCGATGGCATGCGCGGACAGCAGGCGCCGGAACTTCCTTTCGCGATCATGGGCCAGCCGGCGCTGGATTGGCGCCCGGTCACTGTCAACGTCGGCTCGGCGGTGGCGGTGCTCCCAGGCGCTGGCGAGGGGGTGGTGACCGCGGTTGCCGGGCCTGGCGGGCCGCCGGACGGTTTCCGGGCCGCGGGATGGTCGCCGGAGACCCGCTACGTCGTGGCGTGCGGCCGGGCGACCAAGCCCCGCCGCGTGCTGCTGCGCCGGGCTGAGTTTGTCGTGGTAAGCCGGTGACCGCCGCGATTCCTGGCTACTGGATGAACGAGACCGGCGGCGTGCTGCGCCCAGCCATCGAATCCTATCTGGCGGGCGGCGATTTGGCGCCGCACCAGGTCGCGGTGATTCGGGTGTATCTATGGCAATGGATGGGCGGCGACTGGCGGGGTCCGATGGTCGATGTGCTGCGGACCGCGGTGTATGAGATCACGACGCGCGCGGACATCGACGGATGGCTGGATCGCGCGCTCAATGCCGGGATCGACCCGTTGTGACCGGCGTGCCCGACCCTGCCGCGATAGCCGCCAAGCTCGGTCTTGCGACGCGCGCGGCGCTGCTGCGGTTCGAGGTGAGCGGCGCGCGCATCGTGGACCTCCAAACGTCGTCGCCGCTGCGGACGCTGCACCTGGTGCGCAGCGGCGGGCGCAATTACTGGCGGCTGACCCCGCTGGGCGAGGCGGTGGTCAAGGCGTTGGAGGTGTCGTTGCGCGGTTGACTCCCGCGCGGGCGGATCGTCCCCATGATCCTGTTGCCCGATGCGCTCGACGCAACCCTGGGATCCCCCAAATGATTGTGCCCACGCCATTCGATTTCCGGTCCCGTATTGGGCCCTTGCTGCCCTCCCTCCATGTCAACACCGCGCCGCTTGCGCGCTGGCGGCACGGCCAGGACCGCTCCGAGCCTTTCGGTCCTCGTATGCCGAGCGGCGTCGCCAACGGCGTGCAGACCTTGTTCCTGGCCGAGGACATCGGCGATTCCGAGGTGACTGCCTCGCTGCGGTGGTACACCGATTACGTGCTCGGCATTGAGGGTGTGCGCGAGGGTGACGGCGGCAGCGGTGGGGATATGACCGACGCGATGGTCGCACGCGTCGTCAGTGTGACGCGGCACCGCGAGATCGCGGCGATTCTGGGAGCCAAAATGACAGCGTGGCTTGTCGGATTCGTCGTGGACGATCTGTCGTTGCGGGCGATGAGTGATCGCTTCTGGCCGGGCACCAACGGGCGCATGCACATGCGCGGGTCACTGGTCACGCTGTTGATCGTGCTGGCCGGGCTGTATGCCGGCGGCGACCGGCACGGGTGGCTGACCCCCCAGCGATCACGGGAAAGCGATTTGGATTCGTGAGTCCACGGGGTGCATAGAACATTCAACCTGATTTCGCGCGCCCGGCCCCCGTGCCGGGCGTTTGCATTTGAGCATTCCCCACACCCATAGGCCGTTATGTGACCATCATCGCACCGCTGACGCGCGGCGATATCGTCACGTCCGGCCGGTTCCATGGGGTCGTGTGGCGGGTGGCATCTGGCCAGGTGGTGATCCTCCCGGTCGAGACGCTCGGCGACAATCCCAGGCGGCGCAACGACGTGCCGATCGGCGCCTGGTCCGACCTGGCTGCGATGGGGATCGCCGCGCGCGACCTGAGAATCAGGCCGTCGCTGGCGCGGCGCTGCAGGCCCGATCAGACCCGGCTCGGCGTGCTCCCGGCGCATTTGCTGGCGACGGTCACCGCGGCCGTCGCGCGCGAGGTTTCGGACCTCGCGGTTGAACGGGACTGGCACGCCGCGCACGCGGTTCGGCTGCGCGGCGGGGTTCGGTAAGGGCGTCTTGCCGCGCACTATGCGCGGTCGGCATGGCGCGACGCCGGGCACATAACCCGGCGCCGCGCGCGACAATAACCGCCGGTTCAGCGCCGTCTTTTGGCAAATAACCCGCCCAGCCGCGTACATAACTGCCGTTATGGGACACGCATCAGCATGGATTTGCTAGAGCAACCGCCAGTTTCCGGCGGCCTGGTCGGCGACGACGTGCTGATCCGCATGTGGCTGCACGGCCGGCCGGCGAATACCGCCGCCGCCTACCGCAACGACGTGACCCGATTCCTGGCGCACGCGGGCAAGCCGTTGTGCGCGATCGGCCTGGCTGATTTGGCGGCCTGGGAAGAGTCGCCGGCGATGGCGGCGACGGCCGCGAGTTCGCGGGGCCGCCGGCTCAAGGCGACGAAATCGCTGCTGGCGTTCGGCCGCCGGGTCGGCTTCCTCACCCTCGATGTCGGCGCTGCTTTTCGCGTAGCAAAACCGGCCGCGACGGCCGGCGAGCGCATTCTCACCGAGTCGCAGGTCAACCGGTTGATCGGTGCCGAGCCGGACGCGTCGGCGCGCGTGCTGCTGCGGCTGTTGTACACGTGCGGATTGCGAGCCTCCGAGGCTGCCGCACTCTGCCGGCGCGACCTGACCGCGCGCGGCAAAGCTGGCGGGGAGGCGCGGATTCTCGGCAAAGGCAGCAAGCTGCGCACCGTGGGGATCCCGCCCGGCTTGTGGCGGGAGATTGTGAACCTGGGCGGCGCGCGCGCCGATGCGCCAGTGGCTCCCGGCCGCGACGGCGCGGCGTTCGATCGCCGAGCGGTTCATCGGGTTGTGAAACGGGCCGCGCGGCGCGCTGGCCTCGATGTAGCCGTTTCTGCGCACTGGCTGCGACACTCGCACGCGAGCCACGCACTCGACCATGGTGCGCCGGTCCACGTCGTGCAAAATAATTTGGGCCACGCATCGCTGGCGACTACGACTGGATATCTCCACATTCGGGCTGGCGACAGCAGCGCTGGGTATTTGCCCGAGCCGTGGCCTCCCGCCCCCGCCGGCGGCGGCGTCGCCCGCACATAAGCGCACATCGCGCGGATTTCGCGTCGTTGCGGTTTACCGGCGTTCCGGCGGCAGCGACGCAATGGCCGGCGGCGGATCGTCCCGCATCGCTTGCGCGCGGCGTTCCAGCCATGCGTCGATTTCGGCGGGCGCGGTGCCGCCGGGCGCGAACCAGCGACGGACCTGCCGTCCGTCGCCGGGGTAGCGTAGGACGGCCGCGAGACCGCGCTGGGTCCAGCCGAGTGCGGCTATCGCAGCGCGGCGTGCGGCCGGTGTCAGGGCCGGCCGGTCCAAAGGGCCTGGCGGCAGCGGCGCAGCAGCATCACGTCGTGGCCCAGCGCAGCGGCCCTGGCCGGCGTTGCGGCCCATCTGGTGTCGGGCGGAAGCAGCGCGATCCGCTCGGCGTCGGCCAGCGTCGCCAGCGCATCGACGACGCCTTTGTAGCCGTAGTCCGCGACGAGCGCGGCGAGCCCGGCGGTTTCGTGATCGGTTAGCATTCGCCGGACTCGTCGATCGTGGTAATCATTGCCGCGAGCGTCAATTCGGTGAGCGCGTCCAACGCTGCGGCGAGATGGATGCGCGCGGCGTCCAGGTGACCGTCGCGCAGGTCGGCCTGCGCGTCGAACACGCAGGCCGTCATGTCGTCCAAAAACTGCTCCCAGTCTTCGGGGCAGATGTCGCTGATTGCCATCGGTCAGCCCTCCGTGGTTGCGGCGAGCCGCGCGATCACGGCGCGCGCGCGTTTCAGGTCGCCAGTGCTGGCGCGCTCGTTCAGGGTGTACGCGACGGCCACTCTGTTCAACGCGATCAGGTCGGCACCCAGAATTTGCTCGGGCGATCCGATCCGCTTAGACGTGCGTGCTGTTGCGGCGGCGTAGCCGACCGGGTCAATGCGGGCGATTTTGGCGCTGGCTGCCAAGCAAGCGTCGTGGAGTTGTCTCGACATCGGGATGAACCTCGATTTGTCCGGGGAGGAATTCCCTCGGTAACGCAATCATGGCCCAATCTGGGCCACGACGCAAGCGGCGATTTCGTCGCGCTGGAGGCACCGTGAATCGCGAGCAGATTGACCGGTTCGTGCGCTGGGCGACGCCGAAAACGATGCGCGCGGTGAGCGACGCCGGGGCCGCCGCGCACCGCGACTGGATCGCGCGGATCGCGCTGCCGGTGGAACTGCACGACGCGTACGCCTGGTGCCGGCTTCCGATCGTTTGCGCGCCGTGGATCGTCTGGCCGCCGGCCGCCGCGTACGTCGCCGTCGCCGCCGCCTGCGAGGTGGCCGTGGTGGCGGCGATCTGGCCCGACGACCTGGGCGACGTGCTCGGGCCGTCAGTCGAGTCCCCTATTCGGCTGCCATGAGCCGCCCGACGCCCCGGAGAGGGCCAGCGCCAATTCCAGCGTCACGGCCAGACGCGCGGCGGTATCGGCGTTCAGCCGGTACATCTTCCAGTTAAGGACGAGGCACGTCCCGTTGAGCGCCGTCGCCAGCCAGAAAACGTAGTCACCTCGTAATCGGAGCAACCGATGCTATACTCAACCGCCGTCGCGACGACAGCCGCGATCGAAAAGGCGTTCGCCTCGATCGGCGTGTCCGCCGCGACCGCCATGCCGCCGTCGCGGCGCAACGCCGAGCCGGTGGCCTGGGAGTACCTCGTGGCGACCGCGCTGGACAGGCTGGCCACGACGCGCCAGGGCAAGGCGCTGCGCGCGGCGATCAACGCCGGGATCATCTTCGACCCGGCGAAAGCGCCGCGAGCCGCCGGCACCGTCGAAACCGTTTACGCCGGCGACGTGGTGACGATCGGCGTGAGCGTCGGCACGCCGCGCACCTCGCTCGACTTCGCCGCATTCGTGGATGCGTTGGTGAAAAAGAACGTCGATCGCGCCGTCATCGAGAAGGCAACCGCCGCGAACACGCACCCGACGCGCGCGCCGCACGCGTTCAACGCGAAGCTGGTGACCCGTTAGCTAGACAACAGAGTGCAGTTGCCGGTCACCCCGCTCACGTCAAAAACCCACGCGATGCAGTCGTTTCCGACGCAGCGCGTCATCTGCTGCTGGGCCAAGCCGTGCGGCGGCGTCGTGCGCCACCACCCCGACATGGTGAGGTGACACCTTTTTGCTTTGGCCTCTTGCTCGGTCAGGGACTGCGCCACCTGCTGCTCTTTCAGTTCGGGTTTGGAGGTTTCGTGATGCCGTTCGCCAACCGCGACCTTGCGCACCTCGCATACGGTGCGACCGGATTCACCCTGTGGCACTACCGGAGCGGCGATCCGCTGGCAACGGTCTGCGCGCCGAACTACCTGGCCGACGCGACCGGCGACCTCCAGGTGAGCGACTGGATCATGGTCACGGCGAGCGACGGCGCGCGGCTCGTGGTCGTGGCGTCGCGCAGCCGAACCGCCGGGCGATTGACGCTCGCGGCGCTGGCGTGACCGCTGGCACCGCCCAGGCCAACGTCCAGGCGGCGGCCGACAACCTCCGTACCGAAATAATCCGGCACGTCGTTGACCACGTATCCCGCGATATCGCGCTGGCGGCGCTGGCGCGCGCGCTACAGGTCGCGCTGGACGCGCTGCTGCCCTGATTCGCTTTCCGCGCTGGTTCGATTGGCTGATCGTCCAACTGTCGCCGCTGCTGCTGACAACGCTGTCGCGACGCGCGCACCGCCGCCTGATGCGCGGGCTGCTCGCGCGGCTACGTCGGTGACGGCGCCGCGTCGGGGCCCGTGTCGCCGAGCAACGCGCGCGGCAATCCGCCGGCGCCAGAGACCCCCGTTGCAACGGGGTAGCGAGCCGCGGCTTACGCTGACGACTTGCCGCATCGCCGCCCCACCGCATTAGCGTCGGGCGGCGATGCACCATCATCGCGACGCAACTTAACGTGTTGCCGACAACGCTTTCCCTTTGATTGGGACACACGATATTCGCTATATTCCCGTTGTGTTCCTTGCGGGGAAAAATAGCCCGCAAACCGAGGATTTTTCCCCGTGCTGAACGACACCCGCGCGATGGATAGCGTACTGGAACGGCTCGCGGCTGCGGAATCCCGCCTCGCCGCGCTCGAACAGCGGCACGAACCGCCGACGGTCGCGCTCGGCATCGAAGCGGCGTTGCAGCGGCTCGCGGCTGTGGTCGGCCAACCGCTGCCGCCGCCCAAACCGCGCCCCTGACGGGCACCGCCAGGTCACGAACACCGCCCGCGACGGGCAGGCAAATCAACGAGGATCACATGGCACGCGCACCCACCATGGCGGCAACGACTGCCGCCGCCCCCGACGCTGGCGCCGATACCGGCGCCGATATGACCGGCGCTGACACCGGTGACACCGGCGCGGCCGACACTGGCGGCGATTCCAGCAACACGGTGCTGGTGACGATCGCCAGCGACGGCCAAGGCGGCTACATCGTCTATCCCGGCGACGAGCCGGACGACACCGGCGGGTCCGCTGATGACAGCGGCATGGGCGCTGGTGGCGCTGGCGCTGGTGCTGGCGCTGGTGGCGCTGGTGGCGCTGGTGGCGCTGGTGGCGCTGGGGGCGATGACGGCGGCGAACCCGCTTCCTCGATCGGCGCGGCGCTCAAATGCGCGCTCGATATCCTGAACGAATCGGCCAGTTCGGCGGGTGGGGCGGGATCCTCGGAGGATCAATTCGTCGGCGGCTACAACGCCGACGCGTCGCCGACGCCGGCCGCATCGCGCGGCGGTCGCAACATGAAGTATCCGCCGAGCGCAGCGGGCTGACATGACGATCGGCGTTTCCGCGCCGCGCATCGGCAAATTCGCTGGAGGGTCCGACGTGACGACGAAGCCGTTTCGACCTGGCGGCGCAAAAGGCAAGCTCCATCGCGAGCTGCACATTCCCGAGGGCCGCAAAATCCCGCCGGCTCGACTCGCCGCCGCGACGCGATCGGCGGACCCGGCGATCCGCCGCGACGCGATTCGCGCGAAGACGATGGCGCGCTGGGCCAAACCGAAAAGCCGACCGGGAATCATCAACCGATGATTGAACGAAAAACGACGCTGCGGTATCCGCCGAAGCCGCCGAATCCGCCGAAGGCGACGCGCGCGCCGCCGCCCAAGGCGAAGCCGCGGAAGCCGCCGAAGCCGCCGAGGCCGCGCCGCGAAGCAGCGCCGGCCGCCGCGTCGAAACCGCCCCCCAAAGCGCTTGCCAAAGCCACCGCCGCGCCACCGGCCGCAGCGCCAACACGGCCCACGCCGAAAGCGGGCCGCTCGCCCGGGGCCGTCGAGGCCCGCTCCAAGGCGTTCGCCGAGGCGTTTATGACCAACGGTCACAACGCGGCCGCCGCCGCGCGCGCCGCCGGGTTCACCGGTAGCCAGGTGCGGGGTGCCGGATACCGGATGCTTCAGCACCCGGCCGTGCAGGCCATCCTCGCGGGCCGCGCGCGCGTCGTCGCCGACCTCGCCGGCATGACCTCGGCCAAGTGGGCCGAACAACTACGGTCGGTCACCTATTCGTCCGTCGGCGACCTGTTCAACGATGGTGGCGAACCGATCGCCGTCACGATGCTGCCGCCGCATGTGCAGGCGGCGATATCGTCGATCAAGGTCCACCGGATGTCGGACGGCAGCGAACGCGTGGAATACAAACTGTGGTCGAAGACGGCCGCGATGGAGATCATGGCGCGCCACCTCGGGCTGTACGAGAAGGACCGGGGCGAGCAACCCCGTGACATTCGAGTACGGGTCGAACTGGTCGGATGATATGAGCGACGCTCCCATCGAGCGGCTCGTTTTGCTGAAATTGCCGCGCAAGCTGGCGTTTCTACTGGAAATGCACCCCTACAAAATCGCGTACAGCGGGCGTAACGGGCTGAAGTCCCGCTCGTACTCCGCCGCCCTGCTGACCCTCGGGCTGGAACAGCGCCTACGCATTATGTGCGTGCGCGAAATACAGGAGACGCTGCGGGACTCGTCGCACCAGCTTCTCGTCGATCAAATCCAGCGCCTCAACTATACCGACGATTACGCTGTCACCGACGATGCCATCCGGTGCCGGCACAACGGCACGCTGTTCCGCTTTCGCGGCCTGTCCGACCTGACCGCCGAGTCGGCGAAGGCACTCGAAGGTCTCGATATCGTGTGGGCCGACGAAATGCAGGCGATCAGGCGCCGATCATTCCAAATTATGCTACCGACTCTGTTCCGCACGCCAAACGCGGAGTTCTGGGGCTGTTTCAACCCCAATTTGTCTACCGACGAATCCTGGGAGCGATTCGTCGTCCATCCGCCGCCTGGCGCGGTGGTTGTCGAGATGAACTATCGCGACGCAATCGCGGCGGGCTGGTGGAACGACGAACAGGAACGGCTGCGCCAGTACGACATGGTGTATTCGCCGCTCGAGTACGACAACATTTGGGAAGGGCGCCCCCGAAGCTTCGTGCCCGGCGCGATCTACGGCCGCGAAATCACCGACATGGTACGCGAGGGCCGGTTCCGGCCGACGCCGTACGATCCGCGCCTGCCCGTTCATCGGGTTTGGGACCTCGGCTGGAATGACCTGATGACGGTCATCATGGTGCAAAAGCCGACGCCGACCGTGGTCAACGTCATCAACTACATCGAAGAAAAGTTCGTCACCTACGCGGGACTGCTGCAAACCCTCGCGCTGCTGGGCTACCGCGTCGGTACCGACTGGCTGCCGCACGACGCAACGCAACACCACCCGACCAGCGGCACGAACGCGGTCAAGCTGCTACGCGACCTCGGCTGCCGGGTGAAGGTCATCCCCCTCAGCAACCCCGAGGCGCGCATCCGAGCGGCGCGGATGATGTCGCCGCGAGCCTATCTCGACACGTCGAAACACGACACGCCGCCCGACCGGCCCGACCAGCAACTCGGCGCCGGTCACCTGATGGACCGGCTGAAGGCGTACCGGCGGAACGTGCCGAAAATAACCAACGAACCGACGACACCGTTTCACGGGAAAGAAAGCCACGGTGCCGACGCGTTCGGCGGCCTCGCCGAGATCGTCGATCAAATCCGCAACGACGGCGACGCGCCGCCGATCAAGGTGCCGGCCTTCACCAACAGCGACGCGTCGATGGGGATGCTGGGCTAGAGGATTCCGGTCGGGACGCTGACCAAGCCCTGTGTTCTGGCCGCATGACCTGCGGTATGGAAAAGCCTCTCCCTTCAGGGAGAGGATCGGTTACCGCCGATACTCCGTTTGTCGCCGCAGCATAGCTGCGAAGGAGCCACCCCACATGCCCAAACCGACCCGAACGGCGCTGGCCGCGTGCGCCGTGCTGGCGCTGGCGTACAACGTCGCGCACGCCGATACCACCGTGACGCCGACGCGGGTGTTTCCGCAGGCATCGACGGCGCTGGAAACCAGCCACGTCGTGCCCGGCGGCGTCAAAGCGTTACACGGCGTCTCGGTTAACACAACCGTCGCCGGCGGGTGGTTTATGATCCTGAACGCGGCGGCAGACCCCGGAAACGGCCCGGTCACGCCGCTGAAATGGATACAGGTCGGAGCCAACCAGACCGCTGGGCTGACCGCCGACCCCGACACCATGTGGGCGTTCCCGCTAGGCGTCGTGCTCGTCTTCTCTACCACCGGCCCGTTCACCGAGACGCAATCCGCGACCGTGGTGTTCTCGTGGCAGTGACCGGGCCGAGGCGCCGCGACCTCGTTGCCGGCGCCGCTGCCGTCGCGATGATGGCGGCGCTGCCGGGCGCTGGCCGTGCCGACGCCGTGACCGGCGGGGGCTCGGGCGGCGGGGCGTTCGCGGTCCCGGTCAACCTCTCCACAGTGACGGCAACCGGCACGTCGGCGGCGCGGACCCTCGCCTCGCGTGCGACCGACATCGGCGTCAACGTGATGGACTATGGTGCCATGGGTGATGGCGTCACTGACGACGCGCCAGCGTTCGCCTCGGCAATGAGTGCTTTCCAAGTTAAATTGGCCGCGCAACAAGCGGCCAATCAGGGGGCTGGCATCAGCCCGTATGGTGGTGCTGCAACCTTTAAGATTCCCCCTGGTCAGTACATGATCAAGGAAACCCTCAACTGGACAGGCATCCAGACACGCGGGGTGATGATTGATGCCACCGGAGCTACCCTGATCGGCGAGACGAATGGTTATCCAATCATAGACTTGTATGCGTCCGCTAGCTACGACCTGCACGGCCTGACCCTGCTTGGGGCCACGACGCGCACCCCAAGCATCGGCATCCAGGCAGGGCGTTCGACTACGGTCTCATGTGGCAGCTATAGCTGGAGCCAGGTGTTTATCACTGGTAGCTACTCCTTCACGGGGGCATATGTACAGGGTTGTGAGACATCCATGTACACAAACTTTCGATCGTATAACAGGGGCACAAGCACTGGAACTTATGCACTCTATTTCGATGCCTTCAGCACCAAGGGAATAACGTCACAGTTCGTGACAGCGCAATCACCCGGTACGGGTGCTTCAATGGATGAAGTGGTGCTCATAAATGCCATTCTTTCGACGGTCGCTACAGACTCAGCCAGTTATCCGCTGCACATCTCCCACTCGGAAAACCTGCGCTTTATCAACGCCTATGCTGCTGGAAACTCTGTTTGCAATATTGAGGTCGATGTTGGGGCGAGTACTGCGGGGGGCCTGGACTCTATTCAAAAGGCGCAGCTTGACATCCACACTGAAAGTGGCAACGGTAATCTTCAGTATGAATTCTGTCTCGACGGGACACAGTTATCTCCCATCTTAGATGGATGGAAATACTCCACCCAGGTCGAACATGCGGCGACGGCTGTTTATCATATTCTGACAGCGGGCATGAACCCGGTTATGCGGCAATCCGTCGCAATCGAAACGCCTGTGCTTGGCTCGGGGGTTCCTGTGTTCGCGGAACCGTCGCAATGGACGGTTTCTGGGGAATATTCGATACCACAGGGCGAAGACACCCAATGGAATTTGACCTGCAACGCGAACTGGTATGGCACAGGCATTGCCGGGACAAACATCTCTTACTGCGGTAACGGGGCTGGTTTATCTGGAGTTTCGGTCACCCTTCCATCTACACTTGTCGCGTCGCAGGTTGCAAATACCGGCGGGGTTACTGCCCTCACGCTAAACAGCACGTCCAGCCCCCACGGGGGGCAGTATCACTATTCGGCCGGTATCCCTGCCATCTCCATTTCAGCGCCAACTACCGCTGGAGGCGCCACCGCGACGGCTACATCTTTGATGGGAATCTACGCTTCTGCACCACTTTATACAGACGGCTATTCAGGCTTCGCCACCGGGGGCACCGGCTACCTGTCCAGCGACACACTAACTTTGGTCGGGGGCACCTGCTCCACTCAACCGAAAATTGGTTTAGTGACTGTGACAGGAGGCGTCGCCTACTCATGGTACTCTTCCACGGAGGGTGTGTGTTCAGTCTATCCAGCCGAGCCAATTTCCTTATCAGGTGGTCATGGTTCAGGGGCCACTCTCTCCGGAACAAACTGGGCGGTAACGGCTACGACGTTAACATCTCCAGGGTCTGGATACGTCACACCGCCCTCGGTTACTTTTACCTACGGTGGCAGTCAGTCTTCGACGGCGGTCGCTGCGGCGCAGATCAGCGCGATCTTGACGCTGATCGCAGGCGGCGGCCAGATCGTGCTAAATCAGTGGGGCGCAACAGTTGGTACAAACGGTTCTGCTGGGCTGCCTTTGATTACAGCGGGAGCCTTGCTTGACGCGAGTGGTGTCGCTGTGCCTGTGGCGCTATCCACCAGTGGGTACACATTACCGGCCAACGTATCGCGTCAGCGGTTTCGGCCGACCGGCACCGTCAGCGCCGCGACGATCACGTTGCCAACGCCGTCCGTCGATAACTTCCAACTGGCGCTGGTGCTATACGGAAACATCGTGACCGCGCTGACGTTTTCCCCGGCGGTCCAGGGCTGGACGAACGCCTCGACGTGGAGCGCGAACACGACGATTCGGATGGCCTGGGATGTCACGGCGGGAGCGTGGGTCCAGGAGCAGTGACCGCCCTCCAAAAGCTGCCCGATGTGCTAGGCCTGACCTATTAAGTCAATTGTCGGATTCGGCCGAAAAAGTCAAGTCTGGGATGGTGGAGGCGTTAACCCCCGATTTCAGAGAGCGCGTTGCTCCCGGGGCCTTTTAGGCGGTGTCTTGCCGATATGGTGACCGGCCTTTTCCTCGCGCCGATCGCCGCGCACGCGCAGTCGGCGGCGCCCGTTGAGTCCCCAGCGTGCGGAAGCCGAGATCGGGATGCGCCAGCACGCCGAGGCCGAAGCCGCTTGGAACTCGGCGGAGCCCGAAAAACAGGAACGACCGCCCGGCGAGTGACCGACAGCGCAGCATAAGGCAGCCCAACCATGGCAATCAGCATCTTCGGCGCGTTCCGGTCCACCGTCACGCCGCTGATCCCAAGCGGCTGGTTCCCCCGGTTGCGGCTGCTCGTCGATCCGACGACCGGCGCGCCGGCGGGGGTGCTGAACCCGAACGACAGCGGCGCCGACGGCGTTTGGACGCCGATCGACGTGACGGCGGCGCAGGTCGCGTCGCCGTCTGCGGCGATGCTCGCCGACCTCAACGCGACGTTCCGGCTCAGTGTCGCGCCGTACTCGCGGTATTACAGCACCGGGACGGCCCTGGTCGGGATCCCCGGCCTGACCGGCGCGGCCGGCGCAACGGGCGGCGCCGCGGGCGCGCCGGTGGCGCTCACCGGCGGCGCGGGCAACGGGATTGGCGCGGGTGGCCCCGCAAGCCTGACGGGTGGCCACGCCGGCATCACCGGCTTCGGCGGCCCCGCCACTGTTTCAAGCGGCGCCGGGACGAACAACCAGGGCGGTGTGACGACGATAACGAGTGGCTCGGGGGGTTTTGGCTACCCAGCAGGCGCGATCAACATCACCGTTGGAGCCGCCGGCGCAGTCGCCAACGGCTCGGCGATTACACTCACCGCCGGCGCCGGCATCGGTACGATGACCGCGGGCGGCAACATCGGCCTCATCGTTGGCGCGGGGGGCGCCGGTGGCGGAGCACCCGGGGAAATCACCGTCAACGGGGTCGCGGGCGTATTCGGGATAACCTGGACCAGCGGCACTTCGACCACGGTCACGCCGCCCACGGGCAGCGTCGTGACGTTTTTCCAGGCCGACCGGCCAGTTCGCGTCAAAGCCGTGTCCGTCACCGAAGCGATATTCGGCACGTCGGAGACGTTCACGTTTCAAAAGGACACCGGGACCACCGCACCCGGCGCCGGCACGGCGATTTGCACCGCCGCGGTGGTGATGGCGGCGAGCAACACGCGCGTCCCCGGCGCGCTGGTCACGACGGTCGCAACGGTCTCGATGGTGGCGGGCGACCGGCTGTCGTTCACCGTCGGCGGCGTGGTCGGGGGTGCCGCCGGGCTCATTGTCTCGGCGTTACTGACGCCGGCCTGAAGATAGGCGGTGGCGTGCTCAACGCGCCGCCGGCCGCCGTCAGGCGGCTGACGACGGCGCAACAGACAGCGGCTGCACCATGTTGACGGCGGCACGGCCGTCCGGCGGGGGCTCAAGCCAAATCCGGCACAGGTCGTAACCGCCGACGAAGCCAAGTTCCTTGCCCACCATCCACACCGCCTCCATCGTCGGCACGCGACTGTCGCGACTGGCGGACATGCTCATGTGCCGACAAACGCCCGCCGGGTGCCCCGTCTCGATCGTGAACGTCACGTAAAACGGCCACGGGCCGGGGATGACGATCGTTTGACGGTCCATTACCGCCCGGTGGCGATCACGGCCGGCCTCGGTTCTCAGGTCCTCGATCACCCGCCGCATATCCAGCGGCTTCGCCGCCGCGGCGCTGCGCAGCCTGACCAGATCGGCGCGCAGGTCGGACCCGATAATTAGCGGCGCACTTTGGACCATGGACCATCGCGCCAGGTGATTTCGTCAGGCGTCAGTTTCAACGCAGTTCCCCATTCCCCGAGGCGAATACATGGCCGACACCACCGCCCGGCCGCCGAGCGGTGCGCTCACCGATCTGCCGGACGACGTGCGCGAGATCATCGCACCCCACGTCACCGAAAACCAGACGACGCTCGCCGCGATCGGCGTTGCCATCGCCGCCAAGCGCGAAGAAGCCAAAGCCAGGCGAACGGCATCGGGCATCGAAACCACATGGCACGCGTGCGAGGAAGCCTATATCGGAATCGACGACGCCAACCGGCACGAATACACCGATGGCCGGTGGAGCAAGCCCATGTCGGTGGACGGTCCGGTCACCACCGGCCGCGCCCCGGACAATAAACAGCGGCGGTCCACCGTCTTCGTGAGGCTCACCGCGCGCTACGTGGACGCCGGTGCGGCGAAGTTGTCCGAAATCCTTCTGCCACCCGACGATAAGGCGTTCTCGTTTTCGGAAATGCCAGTGCCGGAGTTGATCCGGGCCAAGGAAGACCTGAGCCAGGTTTACCACGAAGGCATCGGTGCCGCGTTGACCCGACCGGCCAACCCGGGTGAAATCCCACCGCCGGGGCCGGCGACGGCACCCGGCGCGCCGGGGGCGTCGGTCCCGTTGACCGGCGGGCTGGTCAACGCCCCCGGCGCTCCGCCGCAACCGGCGGCTGCGCAAGCTGCGGCACCGCTCCCATCAGGGGCTGCACGACCTGGGGGGGCAGCACAACCAGCGGGTCCCGGTGCCGCGCCCGGAGCGCCACCGCAAGTACCGCTGACCGTCCGAGACCTCGCCCTCGAAAATATCGAAATCGCCCGCAAAATGGCGAAGGCGGCGGAGACGCGCATCTTCGACTGGATGGTCGCGTGCCAGTGGCCGGCGCAAATGAGAAAGGTAATCTTCGACTCTGCGAAAATGGGCGTCGGCGTGCTCAAGGCGCCGTACCCGAAAGCAAGCCGCCAGATCGCGGTGACCAAAACCGGCGCCGGGATCGAAATCACGATCCGAGAAGACGTTTCCCCCGCAGCCGCGTGGGTGGACCCGTGGAACATCTTTCCCGATCCGGCGTGCGGCGAAAACATCCACGATGGGGATTTTATCTTCGAACGGGACTATCTGACGGCGCGCCAGGTGCGCGACCTGAAAAAGCTCGACGGCTACATCGCGGCACAGATTGACATGGCGATGGAGGAAGGCCCGCAGAAGGCCAATCTCGACAGCGATTCGGGCCCCGGCGGCGCGCCGACCGACGGCAAGGTCAAAGGTCGCTACCAAGTCTGGTACTTCTACGGAATGCTGACGCGCGAGGAAATCGCGGCCCTCGATGCCGCGGCCGGCAAGCCGCCAAGCAATGTTGAAAACAAAGAACAGATTTACGCGATCGTCACGCTCATCAACGACCGCGCCGTGCGAGCGACGATCAACCCGCTGGAAAGCGGCGCGTTCCCCTATCACAGCGTCCCGTGGCAGCGCCGGGCCGGCCATTGGGCGGGCCTCGGCGTCGCCGAGCAACTCAAGGCACCGCAGCGGATCACCAACGCCTCACTGCGCGCCATCCTCAATAACGCCGGGAAATCTGCTGGCAGCCAGTTCGTCATTGACCGCAGCGGCATCTATCCGATGGACGGCGATTGGACCGCAACGCCGGATAAGTTCTGGGGGACAACCGCCGACGGCGCCGGCCGCGACGTGCATACCATGTTCGCCGTCATCGACATCCCGAATGTGACGCAACAGCTTATGCTGGTCCTCAATTACGGGATGCAGCTTGCCGAGGAATCAACCTCGATCCCGCTGGTAACGCAGGGCCAGTCGGGCGAAACGTCGCCTGAGACGTTCGGCGCGACGCAGTTGCAGGATACCAACGCCAACCAGTTGCTGCGGTCCATCGGCTACGCGTTCGACGATTTTATCACCGAACCGGTGGTGCGCCAGTTCTACGAATGGCTGCTGCTGGACCCCGGCGTACCAGACAGCGAGAAAGGCGATTTCAAGGTCAACGCGCACGGGTCCGCGGCCCTGGTGGAGCGCGCGATCCAAGATCAGACGATCGGACAGTTGGGGCAGGCCGTGGCCAATCCCGCCTACGGCGGCGATCCGAAAAAGTGGTTCAAGCAGATGCTGCGGTCAAAGCGGCTGGACCCGGTGGACTTTACTTACACCGAGGAAGAACAGGCACGCCTCGACGCCCAACCGCCGCCCGAACCGCCCGCCGTGACTGTCGCAAAGATCGGTGCCGACACGGCGATGAAGCAGATCGCGGCGAAGCAGACGACGGAACAGCAAGGCGCCGCGTCCGAGGAACGCATTGCCCAGGCTGCGAACGTGCTGGAAGGCGGCCACGTCCAGAACGAGGCGGCGCGCATTCAGGCGGAGCAGCATCGCACGCTGACCGAGCAGACGGTCAAGCTGCACGAAATACAAGCACGGCGCGAGTTGGCCGAACTGGAATATGCCAACCGTTACCACATTTCACTCGACCAGGTGAAAGCGACGCTCGCCAAGACTGCGATGACGTTGCAGACGCAGCGTGCGTTGAACGCCGAAGACAACGCCGCCGACGCGCGCCGGAACCGGCCGGAGCGGCCGGAACGTGGCGCAAAGCCACCGGCACAGACGCCGGGACGGGCCGGGAACGGCCGGGCGTTTGAACAGGGCGCGCCGCCGGCGTGACCGACTTCGAACTCACCGACGGCGAACGGTCGCATCCGTTGTGGCAGCGGCTCTACGCGCACCTCGTCGAAAGCGCGGCCGACGCGCGCGCTCGCAACGACGACCCCGCGTTGTCCGAACGCGAAACCGCTGTCCTGCGCGGACGCATCTACGCGCTGAAATCGCTGATCGCGCTCGATACGCCGCGGCCGATTATCTACACATAGGAAAATCTGATGGGTCAGCCCGACGATACCGCCGCGCTCGAAACGGAGGCGGCCGAGGAAGCGCGCGCGCAAGCCGACTTCGAAAGCGGGATGCCGGCGGAGCCAGAACCGACAAAGCCCGGCGCCAAATCCGACAATGCCGCGAAACCGGCGCCGAAGCCGGCCGCCGCCGCGCCGCCGCCGCCGGAATACGTCCGGCTCACAAGAATCCAGTTCGACGCGCTCAATGCCTCCGCCGCCAGAACGGCGGGCTTCGAGGCGCAACTATCGAAAGCGTTTGGCGCCATCGGCGGCGTGCAGAAGGTGCTGAGTGACCTGCGAAGCGGCTCAAACGCGCGCAGGTTCGAAATCCCGAAAGACGCGTTTGCCGGCATGGAACGCGACTTTCCCGAGCTCGCCGAACATACCCGTGCCGCACTTGAGGCGACTCTCCGTGGCGCTACCGGCTTCGCCGGCGGCGCCGACATTGATCCCGAACAGATGACGCGGCTCATCACCGAGCACGCGGCAAAAGCCAGGACCGAGGCGGAAATCGAATCGCTTGAGGACGAATATCCGACCTGGCGCGCAATCGTCGGCCAGGTGGATATCTCGAAACAACAGCCGGACAAAAACAACCCGTTCCGCAAATGGCTCGCGACCAAGGACTCGCCCTATCAGTTGAAACTCAACAGTACGAACAGTGCTGCCGTGATTTCACGCGCGATCAGGACATTCCAGGCCGAGACCAAAGCGACGGGCGCGGCGGCGCCAAGCCTTAGAGCGCAGCTCCAGGCCGCGCGTATCAAAGGTGCGGTGCAACCACGCGGCGACGGCGGCCACGTCGAACCATCGTTATCGTCCGCCCAAGACCAGTTCGAAGCGGGCTTCGCGTCCCGCTGATCCCCCCCCAATCCGAGACTGCTGCGCAACGACTGCGCCGCGTCCTATAAACGGAGACTCGTTGTTATGGCGATGCAATCATTCAGCCTTACGCCCGCCCGAATTAACAAGTTCAAAGGCGAAATCCTCAAGCATGCGGTGCCGCTGGAGGTGCTCGGCCGCACCGGGCGCCAGATTCCAATGCCGCGCAACCAGAGCGACACGTACGTCGCGCGGCGCTGGTTGCCGTACGGCGCCACCGCAGCGACCGCGAGCTCGCAAGATCAGTTCTTCCAGAACGGCACCGGCGACCGCGGCAACGCCGTCGTGCAGGCGCACCAAATCCAGGAGGGCGTGACGCCGGCACCCGACGGCATCGTACCGTTCGACATTACCGTCGTGCTGATGCAGTACGGATGCCTGTACGGCTTCACCAACAAAACGTACGACCTGTATGAGGACGATGTCCCAAAAGCCATGATCGAGCAGGTCGGCGAGCGGGTCACGTTCGTCAACGAGATGATTATCTACGGGGCGCTGCGTGCCTGCACCAACGCGTACTATGGAGGGGCCGGAACGTCGGTCAGCACGGTCGCCGGCGGCCTGACCCTCGGCATGGTGCGCCGGATCGCCAAAAATTTGCAGGCGAACCACGGCAAGCCGGTGAACAAGGCTTTGCGGGCGGGGCCGAACTATGCGACCGACCCCGTGGCCGAGGGTTACACCGTGTATTGCCACACTGACCTGGAGCCCGATATCAGGGACTTGCCGAACTTCGTTCCGGCGGAAGGGTACGCGTCGGGCACGCCGCAGCCGAATGAAATCGGCAAGTGCGAGCGGTTTCGCTTCATCACGTCGCCCGATCTGCCGTCGATCCAAGACGCCGGCGCGGCGATCGGCGCGACCGGACTCGCCTCCACGACCGGCGTCAGCATCGACATCTACCCTTTCATCGTGACCGCGCAGGACGC